AGACGGCTCAATCGGCGAGTATTTCACCAAAGCCACAGATCTCGAATCGACTTACACTCAGACGGGTATGCTTTACATGGATTGGGAGCATGGTAATGACGACTTAAATCAGGATGAGATACTTGGCTATGTGGACTGGAAGACTGCTAAACAGGATGAAAAAGGCACATGGGTTGAGCGAGTACTGAACCGGCGCAACAAATATGTCCAGTGGCTAAAAACACTTATTGATAGTGGACTTGTCGGTACATCCTCGGAGCCGGTACAAAGCAGGATCGCCAAAGCCGTAAATGGTCACATTACCCGTTGGCCTCTGAAACGTGATACCCTGACCGTTACCCCCATGGAACCACGCATGTTAAATGAAAATACGCTGGAGGCTCTTAAAGCTCTGGCTTGTGATATACCTTGTGTCAAAAATGCCTGTCTCAAAGCTGGACTCCTATCTAATAATGACCTGGGGACAAAAGAGACTGAATTGAGCATACAGGCCAATTTAGCTTATATCAATTCAGTTTTGGAGGTTTAATGAAAGAGTCACAAGCATTATTCAAAAAGGCGGCTGAACTGTTTACTCAGGCAAAGTCGGCTTTCACATCGGATAATAACGATGTGAGAAATAGCGCCGAAGCGCTGAAAGCGCAGGCAGAGGAAACACTTAAGCGGGCCGAATCGGTCAAGGCGATTGAGGCGCAAGAAGAGGCGTTAAAAGCGCCGATCCGTGATGTGCCCCTGCCTACCGATAACGGTGGCACAATCACCCAACCACCTGCAACCGAGAAGCCGGAAGATATGATTGCTAAGTCCATTTACCAGCTTCGTTATGGCAACATGGACGATGCGACGAAGGCTATCATTTTCGATGTTCACGGCAAGGATTATCAGGACAAGGTGCTCCAACAAAAAAGCGCCTTCAATCGCTATATCCGAAAGGGCAAGGAAGAACTGAATAGCGACGAGGTTCGTATCCTGAAAGAAATCTTAATGTCACCGGCTGATGTTCGTTCGCAGGTTGAGAAGGGTATCGAAGTCAAGGCAATGAAATCAACACTTGTCGAGGCCATTGATACGCTTGGCGGCTATGCTGTACCAGTTGACATCTCAATGGATATTATCAAGCGCATCGTGGGTATCACGATTATGCGCGGGCGTGCCAAGAGTCGACAAACTAGCCGTGACCGGGTTGAAATCCTGAAACGCACTGGCGGAGGTTCTCAGTTCACCGGTAATGTTCGTGTTACCTGGGTTGACGAAACACCGCCGGCGGCAGCCAGTGAAACTAATCCGACCTATGGACTGGAAGGGATTCCCGTTCATACTGCTATGGCGACGACCTATCTCAGTCGAAACGTGGTAGAGGATGCGGCATACGATCTGGTGTCCGACCTGACCGAGCAACTCAGTGAGGCGGCAGCCATTGACGAGGATAACCGTTTCCTGACGGGTGATGGTGTGGGTAAGCCGCAGGGCTTGTTACCGGGCGGGCTGAATACGCTCGGCATTACCGAAGTGAACAGTACGGCAGCAGCAGCACTCACCTGGCTTGGCTTGACCCGGCTCACCTACGGTATTGACGCTCAGTACCGGCAAAATGCGGTCTGGATTGGCGAAAAAGCCACCTATGGCGCAATTGCTGAAATGGTGGATGGTGTGGCTCAACCGCTATGGCGTGATATGTACGGACGTAATACCACCGAGGGTGGCGCGGGTACTCAACGATTCTTGCAGGGCTATCCGGTATTGGAGCAAGAGGCCATGCCGACCGTTGCTGCTAACACGTTTCCTTTAATATTTGGCGATCCACGAGGATACACGATTGTTGACCGGGTTGGGATGACCATCGAGCGGTACTTGGATGGCACCACCGCCGAGCTTAACCTTATCAAATATGTGATGCGCCGGCGGCTTGGCGGACAGCCTACGGAAACGTACCGTTTTGCAGTTGGCAAGGTTGCCGTTTAATTAGCTAAAAATAGGAGTTGCTAAATGAGAAATAACGTTTATGAAAATGAGTATCTTAACAAGCTAAATTCGTTCAATACTGCAATCGCCTACGGAAATTTCCCCGCGTCCACGCTTTATGAGGACGTAGCCAACTATGAGACCTTCACCTTTGAACTTTTTGCCGGCACGCTCGACTCAGCCCTAACCTGCCAGGTACGCCAGGATACCAGCGCGACTGAAACGGCATCTATTAAAGATGTAACTGGCGCGGTGACAATAGTCGGCACGGGTGATGATAACGAATGGATGGTCATCGAGGTTGAGACAGCTAAACTGGACATTGCCAACGGTTTTCGGTATGTGACCCTGGCGGTATCCGGTGCAGCGGGTGGCAACGATTACCTGTGCATTGTCCTTCGGGGCGGGCGGGCGCGTCGCTTGCCTGTTACTCAGCCGGCAGGCTTCTCTGCTCACGTACTGGTGGCAGGTTAACATGGCAAAACAACTTTGGGGAATTGCGGTTATCCTGTCAATCATAGCCGCAGCCACATTTGGCACACTCAAAATGGTCGAGGCGCAATCACAGGCCAAATGCCATTTTGAGCCAGGTGCAGCGACCCTTACAGCCGAAAGTGGCTGTACAGTTGATATTAAAAGTGGCGCGATTCTGGAAATTGACACCGGCTCTACTTTTAGTATTAGCGGCACAATAGCCAGTGGCCCGGTGCGTTTTGGCAGTCAGGCAGCAGCCATTGATGGGATTACTATTACTCATGGCCTGGGCACGACTCCAACTTCAGTGGTTATCTCGCCGGTATGGGGAGACAATACCGTTACACAGACGGTTTATGTTTCACAGGTCGGTGCATCCACGTTCTCGATTGAATTTACTAGTGGCGCAGTCACGAATACGACGGTTTATTGGGTAGCTGGCCGATGAAACGACTCTTTATTGCAGTGGGATTGGGGCTGTTGGTTGTCTGTCTCTCCCTGATCCCACTGTGGCAAGCACAGGCTCAGAATACGCAGCGTATTGTTACGGTTCTATCCAGTGCCTCTCGTGTCACAACTACAAATAGCGCTGATTTTGTCAACCTGGGAGAAACGGTCAATGTTCGAGGGGCATACCTTACGATTGATGTAACCGATGCTGCAACGACTCCGCTTATCACTTTATCTGTCAAAGCAAAGGATTATGTCAGTGGTAAATACGAGAGCGTTTTTGTGGCTGCGACGGGTGTGGCCACTATCGGGACCCATACCTACCTTATCTATCCTGGCATCGGGGCAGCCGATGATGATGTGGTCCAAATACAGAGTTATCCTTTACCGATTCAGTGGCGGGTAACGGTAGAGCATCAGGACAGTGACCCAATTACCCACTCGGTTGGGGCACTCTTAGTACCATAGGAGTTATGTGATGAATGTTGAAATCCTGGTTGACGGGCCATATGCCAAATTCACGCCGGGCGCAAAGCAAACGGCACAGCAGTTAAAGGCCGGTGCTGTAGTTGAGTTTCCTGACGAATACGCTAAAGATTTAATCAAGTCCAAGCTGGCGAAAGAGACAACGGCTAAAGTACCTACGGCTACAAAACCTGGCGCAGAGGTCATCTTTGAGCAAGATTTAAGTGACACTCGTTCACTATCTGAGCAAATAGCGGCGGCTAATGCTGAACGGCACTCCAAAGAAGAGGTAGCGGGTAAGGATGTCGGAAAACTGCTAAGGGGCAAGCGTGGCTAGTTATGGGGTGTATTTACCATGGGAACGGCTTAAAGAATATATCCCTATTAAGCCAAACCAGCCCCGTGACGATGCTAATCTGTTTCGTATCTGTATTAAGGCATCCCGTAAATTTGATGCTCATTGTCACGGACGGCATTTCTACCCCACAAAAGAGACGCGAAGTTATGATTTTGGGGGGAGCTATGTAAACGCCAACGGTGGCACGATTCCCCTCTTGCCAACTGTCTATAAAAACAACAACTGTCTTGAACTTGACGAAGATTTACTTGAAGTAACCAGCTTGACTACCCAAAATGGAGCACAGACGATTACTAGCGCGGATTACTACCTGATGACCGGCAACAAATACAACCGCCCTCCCTATGACCGGATTAAGCTGGCGAGTGATGGCACGGTGACAACTTTTAGCTATTCCGGTACTCCTCAACAGGCTAATGCGGTAGCCGGTTATTGGGGCTATCATGAACACTGGGCTGATGCGTGGCAAGATTCACAAGATACGGTAGAGAATAACCCGCTTTCAAGTAGCGGAACATCTCTCACCGTCAATGATGCAGATGGCGTAGACCTCTACGGCCTGACACCACGCTTTATGGTTCAGCAGCTTCTCGAGATTGAATCAGAGTGGTTATTTGTTACTGGTAAGAATACCTCAAATAATACCTTAACCGTCATTCGTGGCGTAAATGGGACGACAGCAGCGGCACATGTACAGAATACGCCTATCTATATCTATCAACCGATGCCCGAAATTGTGGGCGTTATGGAGGTGTTAGCGACCTACGTTTACCGGCGACGGGAGTCGGTAGGGTCAAGTGATGACCGGGGCGCAGCAGCTAATGGGGTGCTGTTAATGCCATCCAAATTGCCGCAGGAGGTCACGGATATTCTGGACATTTACAAACGATGGACTAAAAGCTAATGGCTAATGGACTCCGCTTAACAATTGAGAAATTACAAGATATTAACCAGACAAT